AGCAATGTAATTAAAGAACTCTCCCGGGACCTCTACGCTTGAATCATAGTATCCAGAGGTAACGGTAAATGGAGTGAACTGCTTCTTGTAGGAAACAAATGCTTCATTGTCGCTAGAGTTAACAATGTTTAAAATGTTAGCCCCATCAAAATCTACAAAGAACTCGTACTCAATGGCTGAGTTATTTAGGAACGCCTTCTTGCGATGAATGCGATTAAAATCACCAATAGTATCCTTGCCTGTTTGTGCGTAAGGAATGAGATTTTTAGCGATAACTAATAACGAGTCAGTGCTTGCACCTCTTGGGTCCCACGTTTCAACATCGACAACATTTGATTTTTTAGGTGTATCAGTTTCAATGAACTGTTCGGTTCCTGCTCCACTTAGTACAACTTCAGAATCAACAATCGTATGCTTTCCTGTTATGCCGCTGGCCACACGCCAAGCGTCATTTGTGGTCTTGTATATGTAAACGGTTTCAGTCGTTACACCTTGGTATACGCTTGTTCCTATTTTCCCGTGAGCACCTGAGTTAGAACCAAGAAGTCTAAATTTTTGATTTACGTTTACATCAGTTTCAGAAGTAGCACCCGAAAGCACAAGTGATACTATGTTTCGGGCTTCTGAACTAACGAGATATCGAGGCCAGATTGGACTCTCATCAAAAGCCTCTTGAAACCTACGGTTAATAAAGTGCCGAAGCTGATCTTGTTCACCCGTTGCAAGTTGACCACCAGTACCTACCAGTGCTGAGATTAACTTAAATAGGTCGCCGTAGGTTCTAGTCTGCATTATGCTTTGTTCGGGCTAAGTTCTGGGAACTTCTTGTTGTAGTACTTTAAAAATTCTTTAGAATGCACAGTCTCTTGACCGTACTTCTTGACTAGTCGGAAGTACTCACGTGCTGGTATGGTAGCTACTGGCTTACCAAGTGTAGGGTGAGTAGTCCCACGTAATTCTGCTGCTTCTTTTTTGGCCTGCTCTACACGAGCCTTTTCCGTTTCTCGCTCACGTGCAAAGCCGCTCTGGATCTCGTGCATAAACGCAGCATCCAGTTCTCCGTCCGTGTATGCCTTTTCAGGCAACGTAGTAATAATTTGCGTCATAAAAAAAAGGAAGGGAGTGGCCGCTACGCAGCCACCCCCAACCAGAATCAATTAGAGACGAGCCATCTCAAAGAAAACAGTAACGCTTCCTGCGTTAAGTTCGTTCAATGAGTAAGCACCTCCAGCACCAGGAGTGAAGAGCAATTTGAACTCTTTACCTGCGGCTGTGTATAGTTTACCGTTTACTGTGTTAGCATCTCCACCAGCAGTGAAGTACGAGCCATCATTGAAGGCGTATGTAACCTCAGTTCCATCAAGGTGAAGCTGAGATGCACCGATGTAACCAGCGGGGGTGTCATCATCACCAACGGTGAGTGTAAGGCTAATTCCGCTTCCGCTATCGTCGAAGGCTTCGTTGAGCTTATAAGCAACCTTTTGTACAATTGCACCCTGTGGGATGGCGTAGTCAATTGTGTGGGTTGCATCATCGGCTTTTGTTCCAATGACAGATTGTGCAAAATCACCTGATTTAATGGTGATCGAATCCGTGAAGGTTTGTGAACCTGCTTCGTTTACTGTTAATTGTGGCATAGTATTATATCTCCTTTGTTAATTAGTTAATAATCTTACCGTGAGCACCAGGGTGGTAAACACCGAGAGTCAAAGCACAGTCAACGAATCCACGCTCACCGCCACCAAGATTTGGAAGGCGAGTGCTTCCCATTGGGATAAGCTCGTGAATACCGTAGTATTCTGGGTTGACGATGTAACCAGTGTTTTGGTTAGTTGTGTCAGGAGCACAATCAGGGTTCATGTTTACGATAGAAACAACACCGTGGTCGGACTCATAGAGGTCAACGGATAGTTTGATTGAACCGCTGTTGCCGTCATAGTTTACGGTACGAACATTGTCAGTAGCGGAAGCAGTTGTACGTGCGAAGTCAGCAATAGTGCTACGAAGAGCAGTATCAGCAACAAGCATAAGGTTGTTTGAAGAACCAGTCTGACGGAAGATAGAACTGATGATTGCGTTAAGTTCAGACTCAGTGAAGTTACCAGCATCAACTTCTACAGAATTTTCTGGAGTAGCAAATGCAGCAGGAACGTCAGCAGGAATAGCAAGGTCGCCAGCTTTACCACTAGCAATCCATTGACCAAGACCACGAAGGGCATTAGCTGTACCAGCACCATCTTCAGTAGCACTGTCTTGTGTACCAGCGATAGTAGCTTCAACGTCACGTTTTAGTTCACGGATAGCTTTAGCTTCTGCTTGAGCAATCTTAGCAGGACCAACGGAATCAACAGCCTCTTGGAGGTCGGATACCATGTAGTCACGGCGGAATTTTTGAACACGGTTACCAAGGCGAGCACGACCAGCGAATTGGTCAGTGAATGCAGTTACGTCAGCACCTTCAGAGATACCAGCAGTACTTGGAGCACTTAGCGAATCAACAGTCCACTCTACGTTAGTAGCAGAGGCACTTTGTTTGTTAGCTGAAGAGAGAATAGGAGTCTCTTCAGGAGCAAGGATAGTCAAGACATCAGTCAAGTCTTCCCGATTGGAAACACCGGGACCAGTATTGGTGGTGTCGAATGTATTTGAAAAGGACATTGTAAATAAGTATTAAGAATTAGTTATCGGCGATTAGCCATTTGTAGTTTTCGCATTTCAGCAAAGTCACGAGCGTTGCCCGATGTACGGAATCTGGATTGAAGATCCTTCAGTGCTTTCGCAGTTTTCGTTGGTCCCTTGTCCGATCTAGCTGAACCCGAAGGTCCAGTTCGTGGAGGATTAAGAGTAGGGGATGATTGCTTTGATCCAATCGGTTTGCGCCCATAGATACTGTTTGCTGCGTGAGCAAAGAAGTAATCCAGTTGTCCGGATAACTCAGGGGACTCCTTCTTTAGAGTCGTCTTAAGTTTCTGGAATCGTTGGTCGTTAATGATTGATTCGTATTGCTTGCGTGTATCGTTGTCCTCGCCCTTCATCCAAGATAATTCACTTTCAGCACGTTCCTTGAATGCAACCTCTAACTCCTCACCCTTTTCACGGGCTTGGATTTTTTGAAGTTGATCCGGGAGGAACGTCTTCTGTGACTTCCTAGCTTGGAGTAAGTGCTTACGAATATCAGCCTTGGTTAGCTCCTTGCCATCAACTTCAGTGACGACATCATCAGGTGCATAAGCATCACTTTCAAACAACAGATCCTCTGCCCATTCGATTATATTTTCAACCTCAGTGGACTTGGCTTGCAGTTCTTCAACTGAATCAAGATTACTGAATGGGTTGTTATCTACTTTTCTGGGGGTTTCAAGTGGGTTCTGTTGGCTAAGTTTAGCCTCCAATTCCGCAAGTCGCTCCTCTGCTGCTTTGCGCTTCGCAGTCAATGCACCGAATCGTGCAACCGCTTTGCTGCCTAGCTTTTCAGAAAGCTCCCTTAACTCATCCTCGGACATGGTGTCCAAGTCAATCTGTGAAAGAACATCCTCTTCGTTCTCAGTTACCTCTTCAGTTTCCTCTTGGATCTCATCGACCCCATCAGTAACTTCTTCGGTAACTTGCTCCTCGGTTTCTTCGGTAACTTCCTCTTGTGGTTCAGTTTGTTCCTGAACCTCTTGAGTCATCTCACCGAGTCGCCGATTAGCGAACTCCGTAACGGACATATTTGTATTAGCCACTGGACTTTCTTCTGCCCCAGCGTTAGCAGTCGTACTTTGATCTGTCATAATTTCCACTCATTTACGCCGAGAGATAGCGATAAGCGGATTATATCACAAGGGGTTACATGAAGTCATGGAACCTTGCTTGCAGCAATCTCCAGTCGGACATCTGTATGATTTGATCGTATGTAATAATCCTACCGGACAGTTGCTGTAGACGATCAGTAGGAGCTTCGTGCATCTCCTCAATGGTCTCCTCACGGAGATCGTGTATCATTTTGATGAAACGAGCAAAGGACTCGTACTCCTGTAGTTTCTTTATATCGTCCTGAATGTTCATAGATTCTGTGTCTGGATCTCACCCATCTGTGCGGGTGCTGTACCTACACGACCAATCTGGGCGTTCTGTGCTTGCTGCATTTGGAATGTGTACTGGCCTGAGTACTTCTCCATACGTGCGGCAAAGGACTGATCCACCTGTAGACGTTGTGCTACATCGGGTTGCTGTGCGTACTGCTGGATTACTTGGATTGCAATCTGCGCTCCTGCCGGGCGAGCAGGCATCTCAATGCCTGAATATATCTTAGCGAGATCGTCTGTAACGTTCTTAACCATTTCTTGCTGGGCTGTCTCCACTGGCTGGAGTACTGCATCAGCCATGACTGGATCAATCTCAACCGCTGCAATATCCAAGAGACTGTCCACGTTGAGACGGTTGTTGGCATTGAGTTGATTGAGTTGCACAAACTGAGCCAGCTTATTTTTAACTGTCTCCGGATCTGTGTTCTGTACATCGAAGTTAATAAGTATATCAAAGTTTTCATCGGGGTCCCCCTTGGTGAATGTTTGTGGATCAGGTGTCCCGGTTACACGGAAGAACACCTCGTCAGGGCCGAACCGTTGAAAGCACTTGAATGCCATACGAATCACTTCTGCTGTATGACTCAAGAACTTGTCCACTAGGAACTGCTGACGGACCTGACTAATAGCTGAACCCTCATCCAGTCCAACCAATTTGTCAGCTAGATCAGTAAGAGTCCTTTCCATTTCTACTGATCCTTGATTGTATGCAGGGGTAGGAGCGAAGTCCAAGTCACCCTTACGACGGTACGGGATCATACGTCCCGGTCCCCAGTCGCTTGGAGCTTGTCCCACGGGGTGCAGAATCGGCGGTAATGTTGCTAGGCTGTTTCTGTCAATTCTTGAATCCCGCTCAACCTTGACCTGATTCTGGATACCCCGCAGGATGGAAGGCATTGTCTGTGAATCATAGAGACGCTTGCTGTCCTCTGATAGACGAGTAACGACAACAGGGTAGTCCTCGTAGCCATTGAGTAGCTCGAACTTAGCATAGCCCTGAGTTGTTTCGTTACCAGTAAAATCCTTGTGGAATACTGTGCAGTAAATACCCTCGGACCCATCTTCTTCGTCGATGAGTCGCTGATACCCGTAAACAATCTCGATTAGTTCCTCGGCCTCGTAAGCATTGTCAGTGAGGCTGATTGATCTACGACCCTCCTGCTCACGTTCGATACTATCAATGTTTACACCACGGTACTTGTCGATAACTAACTCAACAAAGTCCTCATCCCAGCCGTCAGTAGTTACCTTGTTCTGTAACTCCTGAGCGGTGTAGTAAGTTCTCCAGAAGCAGTACGGCGCACGTTGTGGATCAGTAACGTAAGGCGGGAAGAAGAAGTCCCCGTCCGGGGCAAGTGTCTTTACTTCCGGTGCATTGACCTGACGACGTACAATGGGTAACTCTGTCTCACCGCTCTTACGTAGTTCCTTCAGTGCTTTCTTGGCTCTCTTCTCGGACAGTCCACCAAAAGTATTCTGCAATAGAATGATTAGTTCCTCATCCTGCTCGCCGGATTCAATAGCACGGAAGATATCGGGACTAATCTCGCCGATCTGGGCTAGGTTAATATTCTGTTTGAAGCTGCGGTCCTCACGATGCCAGCCGACATAGGAGATCAGGATACCTCGTTCGAGTAAATAGTTCGCACCGAGTTCCATTTCACGGAAGAAACGTGGAATATATCCGGAGGATACCATCCACTTTAGGAACCCTGATACTAGCTTTGATCGTGCAATATCGGAGCTTTCAACCGGAAATGCACGGATATTGGCCCGCTTCAGGGCTGACATAAAGAGGGAGACAAGTCTCGTTATACGCTCATCAATGACATGGCATTCGATGTCGCTTGCGCCCTCCCAAGGAAAGGCATCCGCTCCGTGCTTGCGGTGGTCACGGCTCTTGCCCGGCCACCAGTTACGCCTGTCATCGTATGATGTACGGCATAGGTCAAAGTACGCTTCCAGTTCCGTGACAGTCTGGTCATATGCGTAGTTCAGTGTAGTGATGTCGGGTTCGTCCGACAGATAGGTCAAAGCCTCTGAAGCAGAATTACTGTTCATTTAATTTCTCTGGGATGGATTTTAGCAACCTTCGTATATAGGTCTTGGATACGCCTATCTTATCATATAAGTCTTCAGTTAACATGGGTACAGAAGTTTCGTGGCGAACGTGCCTCTTCAGTATCTCAAAGGCCATGAGCCTATCGGACTGCTCCCTGCACCATGTCTGACTTAGAGTGCATGAATGATTAGGACTTGACATATCTGTAGGATACTCCGTTGCAATCCTCTACTGCCTCGAACGGAATCATCTTGCCGACTAGCTTACCCTGCCACTTCCGAGGAATCATGACCGGGACACGCTTGCCGATTTCTTTGCAGTGAACAGAATTGTATCTGGGGTTCGGGCATTCATTTAGGACCTTGCCGATGTAGTTACGTGGGATGATCTCATCAATGAATAATCCGTCCTCCAGTATCTCTTGTCCCTCCTCAGAGATCCAAGTATTCTTGCCTTTACCAGTTACGTATTCGCTGGGGATCTTTTCCTGTACGATACTCATGGCCTCCTTGAAGTCCACCTCGTACTCATCTGCTATTACTACTAGTTTTTTCTTGGGCATCAGTACCCTCCTTTTCTGTTTATTGTTGTTTGCATACTTGATTTAGCGAAGTAGTCCGGACCCATTCCGGCATTGGACATTCGCAGATAACGAAGAACGTCGAAGAAGTCCTTGAGTGCTTCGTCATTCTTGCCGTTTGAATTATAGCTTATAATACTTTCGATGAGGTTTCCGCAGTCCTTGTGGACGTAGCACCTCGGTCTGTTGGCTTCGTCAATCTTGTAATCCGGATTATAGAAGAACCAGTCATCCAGAGAAGTCGAGCCAACCATTTCAGTCTGCCCGTCCGATGGGACAAAGCTGAAGCCGTAATCATAAAAGCTAGTAAATAGGTCCGTATTGTTTTCATTTTCTTTTGCGAAGAATCTAGAGTCCCCGATCCGTTCGGTTACGTTAATACCTAGTTCCTCCTCTATCTCCTCAAATAGTTCGCAGTACTTCTGTACATCGTACCCCATCTTCTTTGCTGCCGGGCCGTACCTCCACTTCGGGTCACCGAACAATGCCCATTCACCGTAGGTATCCCTGTCCGGCCATTCTCTGCGAATGAATATCTCTTCGTCCTCTGAGACACCAGCCCAGATAGCTACGTAGTTCCTTGCGAATGCTGGGTCAACAACTTGATACCAAGTTAATTCATCCAGATCCGGGAAGGTTATGTTGTACTTGTTTGGTTCATCGGACAGGACATTGATCTCAGGGCTGAAGTTCGGGACCAGTGAGGTCATTGACTTCGTCGGTAACCCATACGCACGGACCATGATAGTATCTTCTGATGCTGTCTTGAGGTCCTTGGCTATACGGTCATAGCCCCCGAAGGGGTTCTCGTCGGAGTGCAAGTAAACAATCCCGGCATCTCTCTCCGGGCTGTACTGCTGGACCGGGACATCCCTGCCTAGAAGTTCGGCCCTCCTTGTTTTCAATGTCTCAGCCCCCTTCAGGTATTCGGCCACGAACGGCGTGTACCCATCAATCGGCGTAAATCCAAGAAGCATCTTACTGTTTCTGGTAGCTAGGCGGAAGCGTAGAGTATTTACGAGTGCAGCGTCACCTAGGTACTCATCAAGCCACGCACCAATGTTCAGGCTATCCGAACCCCTGAATCCAAATTCAAAGCCCTCCAAGATGGTCTGGTTGTTCGAGAACTGTGTATACGTCTTGAAATCTACACGAGTTCTTGTATCCGGAAAAATAAATGAATTAGCTGTAAAACCATTTTGCATAGAGAAGTTGATGTATCCCTCTATACTTTTCGTTTTTCTCTTGAACTCCTTTGGCATCATCTCCCAAATGGCTGCTTGCTGTACCTTGATCGATGTATCCTGATTCTGTGAGAAGCATACCAGATGCCCGTCCTCGTTCTGTGTAACGGCCTCCATCACCATCTTAGCGCATCCGGTAGTCTTTCCGGAACGATTACCGCCGAAGGTAATTACTTCGTCGTATTCCTCAAGGGATTGACGCATCCGTGACCACCCAGCTAACTCGAACCCGTATCTGAGAGGGTCTTCCTCTGCTGCTTGTATACGTCCCTCGTGTGCCTCGTGCAACGAACGCAGTAGCTTTGGATCAATCTCGCCTAGCTGTACAATCTCCTCGTCCGATGGCGGCTGAAGGATCGGATGCTGTGTAAATTCTAGAATCATTCTAGTCCCAAGGTAATTGCATCAAAAGACGCATCCAAATGATGAATCCAATTATCCAGATAAAGAACCAAGGTTCCATCAACCCCATACCCCGCTATTGTCCTCCTCGTCGAACTCCCAATCAATAGATAGATCATCAGCCTCCATCTCGTCCTGCATCTCCCGCATTAGCATCTTTCCGATAGGTAGATTAGTATAATCGTAATAAACGTCACCGTCGTCGTCCATAACACAGAAGACAAAATTAGGAAAATGCTCAGAAAGTATGGCCCGTATTCTTTCATAAATCTCTTCATTGTGTTCATCTGCTATGCTCATCGTTTGATTCCTTTGATGTTTACTTTTACTGGACGGTCCGTTGGTTTCTGTGACCAGTCGATCTCGTCGTAGTTCTTTGATTGCTTCTCAGCGTTATGTCCCTTGCGGGGCTGGCATCCTTTACCCATCGTTATTACTCCACATCTATTACTTCTTCTACCTGTGCTTGTTTAGCCTGAGCGATACGTTCCTTCGCAGCCTGTATAGTTGCCTCGTAGTCGTCCTGCGTGTATACCTTGCGGTCCTCTGTAATCTGTGTAGCCTCGCCTCTGGCAGTCAGTGCCTCCCTCGCAGCGTTGGCCTTCGCTATTGATATCTCCTTGAGATCCTTGAACCCTACCTCCATCTCTGGATCGGTTTCCATACGGTCACGTACCTTCTCAATTAGATCCTCCTCCAAGCTGGAGAGGTTCAGGTAGTTCTTAGCTGCTATCCTGCCGGATAGCTCCCGGAACTGGCCGAGGTGATCTGCGTAGTCAGTTAGTACCGATATAACAGTCTCCCTGTCGAAGCCGTACTTCTTGACCATCCTAGTCTGGCTATTGCCCACGGAGTACAGGTACAGCATCTCAGCCACCTTTTCCGGGTTGTGCCGGGATAGGCTCTTGACCTGTAATGCTTCCTTCTTTTCAGCCACGGATCGTATTGAGTTAGCGATCTCCGTGAGTAGTACTTCTTTGTCCATGATTGGACTATACCATATCCTAGATCCAATCTGTCAAATTAGGAATATTACATTCGTGTAACAATATTGTAAAGGAGTGCATTCTCGGCTTGACCTGTGGTACAATACTTCCCTTACTTAAGGAACACCGATCATAAGGTAATCCTGAATCATAAGTAATTCAAACCGCTGTAAGCGGGTTTGAAAGAATACTAGAGATAAGATACTTAAGGAATAGTTCCTTAAGGAACTGGGAGTATACGAAGAGAACAGTGGCTACGCCCTGTTCCTATAGCTCCTTGAGTGGAGTATTTTTTTAAGGGGTACTTGTATCAACACACAACATGCGGCGGCGCATCGCAGCAACCCCCACCCCCCCAGCCAGCCCGACCGCTAGAACCGCTAGGCTTTCTAGAACCCACAAAACCCGTAGGCATCCTAGGGATCCTAGAACCCGTAGGTTGAGTAGTATTTTTATTCTTTCTAGAAGTGATG